CTAAATGGCTGTAAGATAGAAGCATTGCCTACTAACCACTTATCACCTGCAAGGGGATTAAACCCAAAGATTGTACTGCTTGATGAAGCAGATTTCTTTCCGTCACGTTACCAAGATGAGGCAAGAACAGTAGCAGAGAGATACATACCAAAGACCAATAGTTTTATCGCTATGGTATCAACGCCTAACTTGCCAGGTGGTTTGTTTCAGCGTATGGAAGATGAATATGATTTATTGAGTGATAAGGACAAAGAGGATTTCTATGTAATGAAAAGATTAGATTACACAGTAGGGCTAAACAAGGTATTTCACCCAGAGAATATTAGAGTAGCAAAGTTATCACCGTCATTTGGCAGGGAATATCAACTACAATATGGTATGGGATTAGGTGACGTATATGAAAATATTGACGCAGTTATAGAGGAATATGATTTGAATATTATTGGTGGTAGAAGTGGCGTGTATGGTGATCCTGCATTTGGCTCATCAAACTTTGGTGTATTGGGTGCAGAGATAAGAGATGGCATATTATACATCACAGAGGCTAACGAATTTCCACGACCATCACCATCAGCTATGCTAGATGTGATAGAAGATATGGCAAACAGATACAACTCTAACTGCAAGATAGACTCTGCTCATCCAGGATTTATTAGAGATCTTGAAGAAAGAGGAATACCTGCATTACCTATCAACTTTGGATTACAGATAAGGGATCACGAATCAGCCAATGTTCAATCATTACGTTCCAAGATGGCTATCAATTCAGCACAGATGGTCAAGATGGGTAAGGTAAGAATACACCCTAGCCATACCAAACTAATTGCACAGTTAAGATCAGCACAGTTTGACAAACGTGGTGGTATCAACAAGGAAGAATTAAACTTTGATATTGGTGATTGTTTCATCATGGCGTGTTGGGATCTAAAAGAGTTTGACTATGGACACTATGATATTATGTCAGATAGATTGGTCAAACAAGACGACACCGATAAACCTAAAAGTAAGGGTGGCATTTCTTTAAATACGGAAGTAGTAGAATGAGTAAAATTATGACCAATGATGAAAAACTTCAAGAGTTTATTGTTAAAGCAACAGGCAAAACAATAGGTAGATGTTCCAAAGTACAACTAGCCACGCTGTTTGCCAACACCTATGCTGAATATGTCAAGGCATACAAACAAGGAAACGAGCAGATTGAACAGGGTTACAAGTTATACAAAGAAAAAGATAATAAAATTATAGAGATAACAGAAGCAATAAAAGACCTGGACACCATACCAACATCTGTAATTACTACCATTATTGAAGCAAAGCCAAAAAAGGAACATGACTAAGGATTTTCATGTATGCAGAAAGTGTTCAGAATTTAGAGGCAAAAGATTTTATCGTAACGGGTGGATATTAGAATATGAATAACCTGCCAAAGACACAAGAAGAATTAATGCTATTATACATTAAATCTGTCAATGAGTTGTTAGACAACGTTAAGGCAAAGGAAAAAGAATTAAAAAAATCAAAGGACAATGATCCAAAAACAGTAATGCACTACACAAGAAGAATAGTGCAAGATTGGTTCAGAGCCAAAGGTGGCTTACCCATACCCGATTAATTTATTCTATTATATATAAGATAATTAACAAATTACATTATGAATCCATTATTATTAAATCTGAATATTACTTCCGTTAATAATCGTGGTAGTGATTAGTTGGCATACGGTCTTTATCTTCTACTGGATCAGCCAAAATGGATTATGGGAGACTTTAGTGACACAAACAAACTAACAGGAACAATTTATACAGATCAGAAATTTACAAGAAAAGCAAACTTAACAGGATATACAATTACAATTAGACTAACCAAGAATCACAGATGGGGTGATTACTTTAACAAGGTAGGAAGTATCGTATCTGCAACAGGTGGCACATTTTCATACGCAGTAGCAGAGAATGAGATACCACCACCAGGATTATACAATGTGAAGATAGAATTGTCCAAGTCAGGTGCTAGGGAATCAACATTAAATAGACAGGAACTAATGATAGTTGAAGGTGCAACAGCATGATTGACGCAATAGGAAACCCAATTAATTACGACATTGAAGAAAACATGGTCAAGGAATCCAAAGTGCCATTGGCAAAGATAGTAAGATCAGATTATCAGCGTGAACAGCCAATACAGGTCACCTTTGAACAGTTGATTAAATATCATGACAGGACACCACAATTACAAATAGCAGTATCATCTTATTCAGAATTAATTACAGGTACAGAAATGAANGTTACCTGCAAGTCAGAATNAGGCAACAGANGTGTTAAACGAATGGATNAGANATACCAACTTTTATGACAANTTTGAAAANATGGTCACTACCTGTCTAATCACAGGAAACTCAATACTTGAGAAACTAGATGAGAATGACATACAAGACGTAGAGGAAGTGGATATGCAAACCATCATATCAAAAAACCGTAACGAGTTTGGTGAATTGAAATACTACGAGCATAGAACAAACAACGGACAAACATCAAAATTAGGTGAGGGAAAGCTAGGCAAATTTATCGAATTTAACTTAACAAACTATTCTAAACAAGCATGGGGCAAGTCATTATTTTATTCACTAGCCATTCCAAGAACAATAGGAAACAGAACAACAGCACCACTAATTGAAATCATGTGGGGTGTTGAAGACGCTATGTCAGCAATCATATTAAACAATGCATACCCAATTACTACAATTACATATCCAGGTGCTAGTGATCCGTATCTAGAAAAAGAGGCAGTCAGATGGCAAAAGTACAAGCCAGGTGACAAACGTGTGCAAAAGATTAAACCTGAAATAGAATTTTTTGAAACACAGGGCAACAGCAAATATACAGATTATATTCAACACTTGGAAAAAGTATTCGAGCTTGGTACGCAATTCCCACACGATATTATGACAGGTGACTTCACAAGCAGAGCTTCATCTGAAACAACAGATAACATTGTAATGAAAAGGGTAAGGGGTTATCAGAGATATTTGGCTAACAAACTAAAGGTAGAACTATTTGACAACATACTAATCCAAAACGGATATGATCCAGAGGTAGAGGAATGTGACGTAGCATTTACTTCACAGAATATTATCGAGTTGGAAGTGGCACAGGTTAAGGATTTATCTACACAAGGTATTATGACCAAAGGTGAATCAAGAGAATGGCTAAGAGTTAACACAGGAATGGAATTGCCTGATGATGATGAGATTAAAGCTAATCAAGACGTACAAGCAACAGTAGCCAAAAACGCACAGGACATAAAACAAGAAAAATTTATTCAGGAAAACGTGAAGCAAATATCACAAGTAAGAGCCAAACCAAAAATAATGTGCAAGATGTGCAAGGAAGGACAACACGCACTATGCACCAAACGAAGATGTGAATGTCAATGACAGAATTTGATGATTTAACTAAAAGGATCTTGGACAGATTAGATACCTTTGAAGAAAAAATAGAGAAACTATGTGAACGACTAATGAAGGTCGAATATGAATTAAGTACACATTTCAAAGAACAGGAAGATAAGCAATCAAACAAGGACAGGAAATTTTACATCATTATTGCAGGTATGGGTATTACATTTACAGCAGTAGAAATCCTACAAAATATAATTTAACAATAGTTTAAATAAAGCACTAATGACAAATATATCATAGCCGTCATGGGATATCTTGAGTTGTGGATTCTAGATACCTGAAAAAGATACCCATCTTAGGCTACCACCAAGACACGTTTCGTGAGAGCGTCATAGGTTTTGTTTCCTATCATTGAGGTGGTATTTTTACTTAATTTTTTTTAACCTTAAGGGTTTATATTGAACTTGTTTGGTAATAAAGGTATGAATACAACAAAAATTGATAGAACAATAGCAAATATTATGATTAAAAAAGGACAGTTTGAAGTTGAGGACAATGGTAAAATTGTAGCCTATACAACATGGATTGTAGTTGATGATTCATCAACAGAAGTTGCATTTATTGGTGAATCTAAATCAGATAAAAATACGATTGAATTTAGAAATCATATAGCCACAGTAATAGCAAAATATAGAAGAAAAGGTAAGGTAGTGAATCCATTTGCCTAAAATCCTTCCATGCCATACTTACAAAGCTAGAGTATTGGCTAGACAGTTAGACCAAAATGACTATTCCCCAATGAGGTGTAATAATTGACTAGAA